AACCGCCGAAGTTCTTTAAGTCAATCACACCGGCTGTCGCCGTGGATGGCTCTGTCGTAGTTGGCGCAACACTCCCATAAGTCGTGGTTGTGCTGTTCGTGGCCAGCAGACGACGCCAAGGAAACGCCAATGTGTTCTTATTTCTGTCCATCTGGTTCCTTCTCTTTCGTCAGATTGTGCAAAGCTACAACAATCTCCGCCTGCGTGAGGCATAATGTGTTGATTAACGATACATGCTTCGCCACCAACAGCGGCACATACTTGGCCAGGAAATAGATAATCATCCCGAACACTACCCATAACGGGCCAGCGCTCATCGCTAGTTCTGTCCAGCTTTTCACATCTTCCATCAATGGACCTCTTATGTTGCAGATCCACCAAGGACGACGAAGTTCAAAACAATCGCTTCGGACAACGAGCCAGCAGACACATTCGACACAGTGATACCAAAGGAGCCAGCTCCCACCGCATTTACACCAACCAGATAAGCACCTGCCGTACCGGCCGAGCCATGATTGACCACGACAACATCCGTGGCAGCCACCTTCGTGTTCGTCACCGTAAAGCTGGTTTCCGCCCCCGCGCCCAACGCCTCGTTGTTCATCGTGATCTGACCGCTCAATGTGCTGAGCGTTACGCCAGTCTGCTTGTTCGTGCCCTGCGTCACCGTGCCGCCATCACGCAGCGTGACCTTGCCGTCAACGAGAAGGTTATCAAATGCCAAACTCGGACCAGTCACACCGTCGTAACCAACCACCCGCCAACGCTTGTTAGCGCCCTCTTCGACGGACACCAGCATCACGAATTGTCCCGTGGCACTGAACACAATCGACGTGTTGCCAGCTTCGTCATACCCGCCGGTAACGGTGAGTGTAATATCGCCACCGTCCGTCTTCATATTTAGCGTCAAGATTGCACCAGCAAACAGCGGTGCAGGAAGCGTGCGGGATTCCGCAGCAGCCGAAACAAGCTTCACCAAGCCAAGCTGACGGTCGACACTGATCGTGCCAGATGCCCCCGGATCTTGGATGTCATACCCGACCGAATCACCATACAAACGCTTCAGAATTCCATGTGGGCTCATTTTCAGCTTCCCTACTTTCAGTGGTCAGCAGCTTCTTGCTGCCTATACGTTTCTCGAAAACAACCTAGCTTTCGATAATTTCTACGGATCAACTCCAATACACAACAGATTGACAGACGCCGTGTTAGCAATCACAAACGGAGCCGTGGCATCCGAAGCCAATCGAAACAATGCGATCTCGCCAGCGTTGATCCGCACCAAGTCGGCAATGCCGGTGCCCTGGCGGATCTCAACGTAGTTCGTACTATCCAAGTTCTTGAACAACCAATACCCGCCTGCCACGACATCGCCAAGCACAAGAGCCTCTTCAGACGTGCCAACAGCCTGAACGTGGCGGATGCAGTTGTCACCAGTGACGTTGATTTGAATGCCGCCAAACGCACCATCCACCGTTCCGCCACTCTTCTCGAACCTCAAGCTCGCACTGACTACTAATTCGTTCGCCATCCTTGGCTCCTCTACCTAATACGTCTGCCCTGCGTAAGTCGTCGTGTTCGACTGCTGTATATCTCTATAATCGGCATAAGGACCACTAAATAGTCCGAAGCTGTCGCTTCTGTCGACGTTATATCCCAACGTCTCCGGGGCGTTCGCCAACTTGTCGTGGCTCACACTCGACCCCAAACACTCCAAATATGCCACGCGATGAACGCTGTTTGTGACACCCAGCATCTCATCGGCCGCCCATAAACAACTCTCCACAACCGTCTGTGCGTGTGGCATTCCGCCGGCGGGCTCAGCAACTCCGCTACTCAACAGCCCAGGATTCGTGCGATAGCGATATTGCAGCGAGTAGGAAGCGTCCGGAGTTGGCCAAAACACAAGCTCCCAACGTGTCCCCAAGCCATCCACCTGAGCCTTCGGACGCAGAGCCGCTATCTGCGGCCGGCCGGTGATCTCCAAGCTCTGCCGCTTAGCCCTTACCTGATGCTCGCTCACCAGCTTGATCGGCTGATACAACACCGATGTGCCGGGCGAGTAGGTCAACGGCCCGTCCAACATCGCATAGTCTTTGGGAAACTCGTATTCGTAAACGTCAGCTTGCAAGTTCATCGTCGCTAGCGGACGCAGGAAGCTCCATTCGTGAGCATACTTCTCACCGGGGAACACGGGCGGGCTGTAGAACCGCCGCAAACCAGTTCTGACAACTTCATTCACCTGCTCGGATTCTGTGTTGCCCCACGAACCACTGTGTGCTCCAAAGCCTAATTTCGAGCCTATAAGACGCTCCAGGTAGTCCAAGTCCACCGTCAAGTCGTCGGGCGGATTGCCAAGCGGCCAAATCTCTCCAGTGTCCTCCCCAGCCGCCACAGAATCGAGCCGGATCGAAGCCGCCAAGCGTTCCAGCCACTTGGCCGTCGCCGCGCCTTGAATCTTCAACTCACGTTCTTCTGCCACAGCCAGACAACTCTGCAACAACGTCTCAGCGTATTGCTTGCCACACAGAGGCCACGGGCGATCAACAGTCAACGGAGAAGGAGTAACACTGTAGCGATACTCCAACACCAAGGATTGGTGAGACTCGCTTTCCAATTGAAGTTCGTCGTCGTCCTCCAGTTCCAGGAAGCCATCGCCGCTGTAGGTGCTGACAGCCACGAAATCAACCGGAGTCGGATAGAAAATCACTTCGTATTGCTGGCTTACACTGCCATCACTACGCTTCGGACGAATAGCACAATACTGCGGATTTCCTGCCCGCGGATCGCTGGCATACAATCGGCGCAAACGGGTTTCGTCTACCACCGTGATTCTTTGAGCCGTCACACCGTTCGAATAGGTGAACTCGCCAAGCATACCACTGAAGTCCGCTGGCAAGTCGTAAGCGTTCTTGCCTGTCACCAGCGTTAAAGTGGCCAGCGGAGTGAGAAAACTCCATTGACGCGGAACAGAAGCCGGCTTGTGTTCGTTCTGCTGCGGAAGCGGAGGAGGATAGTAGAATTGCATCACGCCCGATTGGACGATGCTGTCAACCTTGCCAAGCTTCTCGAAGTCCCAATTCTCCTGATTGTACCCCCAACCCAAATAGCCGCCCACCTCGCGTCTCAACCAGAGATACGAGCCGTGCTGCTCAGATTGCAGAGAGTACATGCCTTCCACGTCGACTCCTATTCGATCGCCAAGTCGCCATCCACGCACTTCACCAAGTTGATTCGGCTAATCGCCCCGCCGGAGGTAACGCTGTATTGATTCGGACCAACTTGGAATTGAGCCATCTCGCCAGTGCCACCGTTTGTCTTCCGAACCAAGCTGAACACCTTCTTGCCGACATCCAAGAGAACTCCGCCAGACTCTTCAATCTTATTTTGAAGTTCGACTCGCTCTTTTTCCAATGCCGTGTACTTGTCCAACGCTTCAGCTAACTTCACGAGGCACCCCCTGTGCTAACTCCAGACTGACGAAGATCCAGCATGTCGGTGACTTCGTTCGTCGACAACGCATTGCCGCGCATGTCAATCGAAATACTGGCCCGCAATCGTTCCATGAAATACTGCCGCATCGGCCCCATCTGCCCCTTCCAGTAGACCTCTGCCGTTGCTAAGCAACTGGCAGCGATGGTTTCCGCATGACTCAAAGCACCCAACGGATACGTGGCGGATGCAGTCATCAAAGGAGGCACGACAAGATATCGATAACGCAACGTCGGCAAGGTGCCAGTAATAGGCGTCGGGTACACAATCGCCTCAAACGCCTGCGCTGCCGATCCAGTTGATGTCTTCGGGCGAATAGCAATGTACTTTGGCGGACCAGTAGCCTCTGCCACAGCTCCACGCTGCGCCATCAACTCTTCAGGGCTCACCAACTTGGGCTTCCGTGTAGCGTCGGCGGTCGTATAAGTGAAATCCTGCACGATGCCGCCAAAGTCGGCCGGCAAATCGTAGTCAAAGTCAGCGTTCAGCGTTGCAATCGTTCCCTCGGGCTTCAAAAAGCTCCATTCGTACGGAACCTTCTGCCCGGTGGAAGGCGGATAGTAGAATTGAAACAAGCCGCTCTGTACCATCTCGTCCACCACGCCGTTCTGGTAACTGTCCCAGTTGTCATAGTTGACGTCGGTGCCTAAGTCTGGGGAACCGAGTTCTGAACGCAGATACAACCCAACTCGCAAACGGAGCCAATTGTAAGTGCCTCGTGTCGGAGCGGTATTCGGGTATGTTCCTCTCGGCATTATTGCATCTCCATATCAATCTTCACCGACGAAGCCAGGCATTGCTGGAAGCGTTGCTGATGCAACCCATTCCCTTCGTCGTCAATGGTTTTCTCTGCTGCCGCAAGACAGCTCTCTAAGACAGTTTCACTATGAACAGCGCCGCCCAAGTGGTAGATGTTCGACGCGCTCAATGGCGATGGCTCTATCGCATACCGATAACTCAACGTGTACACGGCGTTCGGCACCGGATAGAGCAACATCTCATACCGGCTAACCTCGCCAGGGCCAGGCTGAATTGTCCTCACAGCGAAGTAAGTGGGTGCCCCGCTTGCGTCGTTGGTTCCGTACAAATCCCTAATTTCATCTTCCGGCCGACGAACAACTTTCGTCTTTGCGCTACCAGCCGAATAAGCCAACTCGGTAATCACGCCACCAAAGTCCGATGGCAACAAATAATTGCGGGTCGTACTCACTGTCGTGAACGTATTCAGCCGGCGAAGGAAGCTCCAAGCGAACCTCCCCTCACTCTCTAAGTTCGGCCAGTAGAAGTAACGCATCCCGGCCCGGAGAATATCGGCAATGTCCGTCTCTTCGTCGCTGCCTGTCGTCCAAGCAGAGGGATCTCGGCCATAGCCCAGAAACCTGCCGATCTCACGGCGCAATTCGTCATAGGTGATTTGGAGACTACTCACTCAATTTCACCCGATCATGGCTGTAGTTATATCGCTGCTTGTTGCTCATCTGAACGCACAACTCGTCACCTTCGACGCTGACGAGAGTACCCTGCTTAGTGCCGTCCACGAGGACTGAAGTGCCCTCACCTAACATGCCCCAGTCAATCGAAGGCGTTGCTTGGCCGCCCTGCGATAATTTGACGGCATGGCGTGGCATTTCCAGAACGCCACGTTCCGGATGCTTAACGAACAATCGCCCGAAGTCTGCCAGCCCCGTCAGCACACACCGCAGAGTCTCACTGCCATACAAGACGTCCACTGGAGAGCCCAGATGATCCTGCCACTGCACAACCACCACCGGCTTCTCTTCAAATTCTCCATGCCCAAGACTGCGCAGCATATCGACGATCAGTATCATCCCTAACGCGCCGCTACCGCCCATCCGGTGATACATCTTGCGCCGCACTTCATACTCTGCCTCCACATCGGCAGGGATTTCTGTCGTCTTCAACCCGCACTCCAACAAATGCCTGTCGCTTCCGTGCAACATCGCTCTCTCCAAAAATAGTTTACACACTTACAAAAAAGGCACGGCACCCCACAGGGAGATGCCATGCCAGCGCAACGGAAGCTCCAACTAATGCGTTAAGATAAGCCTTCCATAGCGACTTTGACCCAATCCGCATCCATCGCCTCGGCGGCGCTGTTGTCCGTCTTGATGTCGAACGACGGCGTCAAGACTTCGCCACCTGGGAACGTCGAAGCTGCAATGTTCGTCGCCGTGACATACGTGCTTTGCTCGACACCATCTACATACCACTTGATGCGTTTCGCAGGCACCGCAGCAGGATCGTAAACGAATCCAACCTTGTACCAAGTGTCAGCGGCAATCGCCTTCGAACCAACCACTTGAGCCGTCCCCGAGGCTACGTTGTAGCCAAACTTCAGGCTGTCGCCGTCTGCGTCGGTCGTCCAGAAACCAAGCAAGTCAATGGCTGCCACAGCGTGAGCGTCAGTGAAGAACCCGTTATCAACAGCCCTCGCCTCTTCGGTGAGCCCAGCGAAGAACGAACACTCACCATCCGCCACAGAACCAACACGGCGAATCCGAGTCTCGAACAACACCTTGCCTCCGGTGGCAGTCACCGAACCAGGAGAGCCAACGCCAACCTTCACGAGTCCAGCAACCTGACCGAGCGTAATGCCCATGTCGTTGTCGGCGGTCGCACCTGTCGTCAGACGGATAACACCGCCGATCTCAGTTGCCACCTTGGCCACAGCGCCAGAGTTCTCGACGAACCCATACCACGGACCCTTACCGAACGTGCCGGTAGAAGCCAACGCGTTGTTGCCCTCAAAATCGTCTTCAAAAGCAATCCAGCCATACCCACCATCGGGATTACTGGACGTGCCTACCTTCTCCCAAACCCGATGACTCGGGCCACGCCCGCCGGCACCGGCATCGCGGAGAGCGGTATAAATGTTATTCGCATGAACCATCTGTAAGAACCTCCATGTTCTCGTTGTTCTGACGTAGTGTCAGGAATTATTACGATTGACTGCCAACCCACAACTCGCGACGGTTGTAGCACGCATAGTTGTACCAGGTGTCATAATGCACCTGACGCACGTTCCTC